AGTTAGATAGTGATATGGGTTGGACCGATGAAACTGGATCTAAAAGTGTAATACAAGGTTGGGTAGAGCAGGAAGAGCCTGGAATATTGCAGCCTAGAGCATCTAAAGGCGATGCAGTTATCTGCACTAGGCTAACATGGAGAGCAATTAGTCAGCGGAGGTTCTAGCAATGCAGATTAAATACGATTGGCCGGATATGCCTATTGGAACTCCGATGACGTTTGGGGGACTACTGGTACTTAATGGTCAAGTAATGGAAATGACTGAAGAGCAAGAAGCAATCTTCAAAAGAACTACCGGCCTGACGTTTACGCAGGCTGCTCGTAGTACCGCACAGCTATCTATTCCACGGAAGAAGGTGAGCAATTAATGGCAACACAAGCAGGTATCGGAGCTACCGGGTTTGTAGGCGTGGCGTTTGAAACTGTGAAAGGTACTTACGTAGCGCCTTACGCACACGTTCCGGTTCTTTCCGAATCACTCAAGTACACTGAGGATAAGTACTACTCTCAGCAGCTTCGTCAGCAGGTTATTGACTCTCAGGTTACTCCTGGGTATTACCACATTGCTGGCGATCTAGAGATGGAAGTTGATGTTCACTTCCTGCCGTACTTCCTCTACGCATCTCGCCATACTTGCACTAAGGCGGGTGGTGGTCCGTACACGTATAACTTCACTCCTACAACGGATGGTGCATCATCTACCGCTACGGGTACTGTTCTACCTAAGACGCTTTCTATCACCTGTGTTCGTAACGGTGAAGTGTTCGGCTACACTGGCTGCACTGTTAGTCAGTACTCGTTCACAGTTGACGGTGGCGTTCTTAAGCTGACAGCGAGCATTATTGGTGAAGCTGAGGCGGAAGAGTCACTTCCGACTCCTTCGTGGCTTGAAGCTGATCTACTTGGCGCAGACTCGCATAACGTGTTCGTTGCTACTTCTGCTATCTCCCCGACGTGGGGTGCAGCAGCAGACGGATTCAATGGATTCACGTTCATGGTTAATCACAATGCAGAGCCGCAGAATCGCATTGTTGCTAATCGTAGTGCATCTTTCGTGAAGTATGGTAAGACGGACTTGGAAATCGACTCGGAGTTGGATTTCTTGGATCGTGCTGACTACGATAAGATGGTTTCTAGCTCGACGGCAGCTTTCAAGCTAGAGTCCACAGTTGGTGGAGCAGCGTACAACGGTACTGTGCCGGGTGTCTCACTGGCAGCTAATCGTTGCGCGTATGACACCTACGATATTAACGTCAGTTCTATCGACGCCATTATCATGGGTGGATTCAAAGGTCACGGCCTTTCTATCGTTGGCGGCAATGCCTATGAGATCAAGGTTTGCAGCCCGACTAACGTTGGTATCACGACCTAATTGTAGAATAAACAGGAGACGAATAAATGCCCGTAGGAACCGTAACGCAAGAACCCGTCCGGTATGAGCTTACATCACTCCCGCCGGATGGGTTCGTTACGCTCAGACAGCTTCCCTATTGGGACGTACTTGAGCGTAGAGATCAGGGTAGCCGCGCAGTGATGGAGCAGGAAAAGCGCAAGGCTGGTCAGAAGGCTAGTGATGCTGACACTAAGATGGTGATTGAGACTTACCAGACGTGGGAGCGGTTCTATACGTTCAAGAACTGTATTGTCGATCACAATATCACTGACGATAAGGGTGTCTCTCTCGACTTCAACAAAGAGATGACTCTTCGTATGCTATCCCCTGTGGTGGGTGTTGAGATTGAGAAGCTGATTGATAAGCTCAATGCGGAGGATGAAGCTGATGAGGAGCTTTTTCCAATTGCTGCTTCTTCATCCTTACCGATAAATCCGGCGGAGGTAGGAACAGCACAAGAGCCGAGCCAGTTAAAGCTGTCTACACAAACGAACTAATCAACGAGTGTATAACGTGGTTGAAGATAACCCGCCTGTGCAAAGAGTTTAGTATTCTACCAGAGCCGGGCGGGTTACTTCAGCAACAGAAAGGTACTGTGATGAGATTGGAAGCAGTACTAAATGCCACCGCTCGTTATGAAGAACTAGAACTAACGCGAGGCGGTAAATAATGGCCCGAATGTATGAAATGAACCTCATCATTCGGTTGCAAGACCGCGCCTCCGCACGTATGCGCCGCATCAGCGGAGATATGAGCGCGCTATCTCGCCATGCACAGGCGCAAAATAAACTCATGCAAATGCAGGGCCAATCGCAGCGTGAGCAGATGAGGCAGGGCCAAGCGCTTAGTACACTACGCGCTATGGACAATAAAAGTAGTTCTGTTTATCAACGCAACTTGTCGTCAACTATGGCGAAAGAGCGCGCAGTTTTTAACGCTAGAAACGTCGCGGCTAGGTCTGGCATTAACCACTATCAGACTCAAAAATGGCTTAGTGAAAAAACAACAGATATAGAACGTAAGCGTATGCACTTAAATGATGCTCAACGTGCTAAACTAAAATCTATAGAAGCTGCGCTAGCCGCTCAGTTGTCTGAAGAGTATAAGATAGCTGAAGTCAAGGGCGCACAGAATAGAGTTCTAGACGGCAGCATTGCTAGAGAAAAGGCATTAAACAAGCAAATCGCTCAGCGAGCAGTATTAGAAGCGCGCGGTAACGTAGCAGCACGTTCTTATACACGCGGAAGAGCCGTAGCACATGCGGGTTCACTGGCATTTATGGGCGGGGCTGTTACTACGGGCCTAGCAGGACTAGCAGCCTCTTCTTACGCAAAATTTGATGTTCAAGCAGCGAAAGCCGCTACACAGGTAGGTAGCACTAACTTTGTAGATAGTCAATTAGCCGTTCAAGCCGCAGTTAAACAGACTCAAGCAGCAGCTAAAGAATTAGAAAAAACAATTTTGGGAATGGCTAGGGAGTTCCCCGCTACGGCGGAGGAAATGGCTACTGCCTCCTATAACATCTTCTCTTCAATGGACCTCGGCAATACTGTTCAAGAGCGTATGAAGAACGGTATGGCTGTTTTGAAAGAGGCAAATAAAGCTGCTGTCGGTGGACAGGTTGATCTAGCTACAGCTACCGACACGCTCATCACAGTGTTCAATGACTTCGATCCTAGGCTTGGTAGCCTGCATAAGAATATGGCTCAACTGTTCGCTATCGTGAGGTTTATGCGCGGGGGCTTTGAAGAGCTTAACGCTGGCATGAACAAGCTAGCTCCTGCTGCTAGACAGGCTAGACAGTCGCTACTCGAAGTAGGCGCATCGTTCGCAATTATTACACAGGCGATTCCCTCGGCGGCACAAGCATCTACAGCAGAAGCGAGGCTGTTGCAGATGTTCGGTACTGAGAATTTCATCGCGGGTATGAAGAAGATGAAGCAGGAAGTTACTTATACTGCTAAGAATGGCACACAGCAACTCATACCCATGTTCAAGATCATGGATAAGATTTTGAAAGTAGAGCCTTCTCTCGCTGCTGGTGGCCCTGCTACGCAGACCTTTATGAAGCGCATTACTGATTTAGGTAGCCCCACAGGTAGGGGCGGCTCTCAGGGTACTATCTTCCAACAGAGAGCATTCTCCGTTCTTGTGACTGAGCATCCTAAGCACAGAAGTATTCTTAAGCAGATGCGGAAGGACGTAGTAGAGTACGACAAGTCCGTGCAGACTCTTTCTGAAGCATCAGGTGTTAAGTGGAAGATAGCAATGAACCAGTTGAAGGTTGCTTGGATTCAATTCGGTCAAACTGCCATGCCGATTCTACTCGCCGTACTAGATAAATTTACTAAACTGCTAGATAAGTTTAATAATATGTCTGCTGGGTCTAAGAATATTATCGCGACTCTAGTAGTAATTGTTGGTTTGCTCGCCACTGTGGGCGGTTTATTCGGTTCGGCATTCGGTGGCAGCATGATGTTATTAGCTACTATCAGACTCGCAAAGGTGCAGAAAGCTCTAGAAGCTATTGAGACTGGCGCTACTTCCGCTACCACTAAAGTAACTGCACTATCTAGAGTTACTGGAGCGCTAGCCCTGCTTGCTCGCGGTGGTATTGTAATTGCAGTAACGTATCTATTGATTAAGAAGTGGAAGAAAGAATCTCGCGGAGATGTATTCGCCTCTTTTGATAAGTCGATTAAGAATTGGAGCAGCGATTGGAAAACATCGCTTAACCCAATTAAACCAGTTGCTTCGGCTGTAGCATCTGTAGACGCTTGGATGCGCGGACGTGATCTTAAGCATCCTCTTGCCAGTTCCGTTAAAGAACGACAAAAAATTATTGACGAAGCTGGAAAGAATAAATTTGGTATTACTAACCTCAAAAAGGCTAATGATATAGCCGCTGCCGCTGATGCTGCTAATGTTAAATACAGTAAGTCTAGGTTAGACTACATAACTAAGGTAAATGCCGCCGCTAAGGATCAGGCAAACAAGTTGATCGCCTACGAAAAGAAGGTGCAGAAAGCTAGAACTGAAGCAGCGCAAGCCGGTAAAACAGCTACTGAGTCTATGCTCAAGACTATGGAAGCGTTCATGGTTGCTAAGGAGCAGGAGTTCCGCTCCACTAACAAGCAGGGTATGGATCTATTCGGTGGGCCTATGACTGGCATAACTGGCATTTTTAGCGATATTAATACTCAGCTTGCTAGTTACGGTATTAAGCCTATCCCTGTTCCTGTTAAACTTATTCTTGACGCACAGGATTTCCAGGTTAGTCAATTTGAGGACTGGCGCGCCGGATTAGACACTCTAAAGAAGAAGCT